ACATACAGCATCTGCAAGGTCTTTAGATAACTTACGTGGATGGTCTACGTTCTTGCCATTCTTGGTAATCTTAAGCTCTGTAAGCTCTTCAAACAGTAACTCAATAGATGGCATAGCTAGACGATCTTCATAAACCAGCATAGCCATATCTTCGTAGTGTTTTTTACCAACAGAAACAGTGTCTGTACGCATACCTACTTGCTTCAATTCATTTTGAATGTCAAAGGACTGCCAGCGGTCAAAGCTTACCATTCCGATATTAAATCCTAAACGGCGTAGATTTTGAATCCATTGCTTTACTTCAGATAAATCCACAGGACCTTCTTTCTTTGGCTCCCACCATGCTACCGCATCTACTACAACAATTGGGGCAACCTGCTGGTAATCTTTAATAACCTGAATATTAACCCATTTATCTACGTGTGCAATTGCTACAGCACATTTGTCATGACGTTGAGCAAGGTCGGCATGTACAAAATAAATTTTATCTGGGTCTGGCTGGAAGTTTTCATTAAACCTACGAAACTGATCTAATGGATTAATGATAGTCATGGCTTGACGAACTTTGTCCTGCTGCTTAAAAAATGCGTCAGAAGCGAATGTGGGTACACACGCAAAACGTTGCATAGCATCACCCATATCAGTATAGAATGCTAGCTTAAAGTCATCGATTTTACGAGTAGGATTAACCACCCACGTAGGACGCTTTAGTGCAAAAACACCTGGGTATTTGTAGGATTCAATAATATCTTCATCCCACTCAATTTCAAAGCTGTTACCCTCCATATCTTCTGGAAGTTCATCATTCATAATAAACTTGTGTGTCTTGTGCAATACTTCTTTTTCAAGAATTACATCATCATATCGTTGCGAAATAAAGTCTCCTGGGTAGCGTGGGAACGATAGAAGAGCTACCTTTCCTAAGTCTGGGAAACGAGAGTCTACAGATGCACGAAAAGCTTTATAGATATTATCAGCGGTCTTACCCTGTTCGTTACCAGTGCCAACCTCAGAGGCAAAACCAGAAATTTCGTCAAGTACTGCTAGGATCAAATTTAAACCCTCATGTGACTCACGCTCAGAGTGGCCAGAGTAAACAGTAATAGAGTGATCAAACTCTATTGAGTCTGCTTTTGCATAAAACTTACCAGCAAACCATGGAGACTTTTCAATCTTAGTTTTAAAGCCTTTGAAGAAAACGTTCTTGGCCTGTTGTGCGTTGATAGCTACGTTAATAATATCGATAGCGTCACCAGAAGGTTTGCCAAAATATCTAGCAGGATCTTTAAGACAAAGAAGCTTATAAACGATATAAGCACAAGCAACAGTAGAAGTAAAATCTTTTCCACTACCTTTTCCTAACTGTAGGATGACCTCATTTTTTGTATATTTTTTATAATACTTTGTGCCCTCGACAGTACCCATAAGATTTTGAAGCTCTTCTAGTTTATAGATTTGGCTCATAGCTTCTACAATGTCATACTGAATTTCAGATAGCGGTGGTTGTCCAAGATAAAACTCACCCTCAACAAATGTTTTAACATCTACAGGTGTTTCGCTAAAGTGATCATCTTGTAATGCTTCTAAAAAATCACTAAACATCTCGGACAATTGTCACTACCTCTGTTTCTTTAGAAGCTTCTGACAAACGACGCATAATCTTGTCACGAATTTCTGGGTGTTCTGATGCAATATCCTTAAGAATATTAACAAGAATTTCTTGACGGTTTTCAATTTCCATCATTTCTTCTGCAAGCTCTTTATTTTCAAGTAAACCAGCCTTTTGAAGCATATCTATACGACGTGACTCAATATCTAAAACTAATTTAATAGCAGCATTTTTTGCATTTAGATTTGCCATTGTTGTAGCTTCATCAATAACCTCATAAGCTTGACCAATAAGTTTTGAGTAATGTGTATCTGCTGCAACCAGTGCCTCACGTGCTCGTTCACGGATGGCAGCGTTATTGGCAGCCATACCTCGCCACTCGGTTAGAAAAGCTACAACCTTTTGTCTTGGAAGGCTTAGCTCTTTAGAGATTTTTGTTTCATCGTTACCCTCAAGATATTTGGCAACGACCTTGTTCATCTGATCTAGATGCTCAACTGTCTGTTTTTCTAGGTCCACGCCTTCTCCTTCTCTTTGGAATACGCTTGACACGATCAAGTGGGAACGCTCTCATGGCTCCTGCGTGACCGCGAAACATTTGATAGCATTCTACCCATTGTACATCTAAGTCAACATTTGTAACTAGACAATCAAACTTAAAACGTCCACCATGTTCGCTTACGCCAAAACTATTTTTGCCTTTAATTTTAAAGATTTCGCCTTTTTCAATAACAAAACCATCTGGTAAAACCAAACTATCTTCACGAATTAATTTATTTGCCATCAATTTCTCCAGTTAGTCTTGCAATTTCATCATTAATGTAAAATACAGCTTTACGCAAATCTTCTACTTGTTTTTGCAGCATACTTTTACTTGGATCATCTTTGAGTCCTGCTCGCCATAAATACTTAAAAGCATTACCAACATTAAAGTTGCGGTGGCGAGTAATTTCAATGCACTCAACACCAGATGGATCAGAGGTATAGTGCTTTGGATGATTAACCATATCCATCTTTTTATTCATTTCAATTGCCATATCGTAATAATCGACAAAGCGTTCTTCGTTAGACTTACCCATTACCTTCTTGACTTTCTTAATCCAAATTTTGCTAAATAAACATATATGGTTTCTACGCTAACGCCACATTCTTTTGCAATCTCTTCTGGAGTTTTGCGGTCTACATGAAAGCGTTTACGAAGCCATCCCTCATTAGTATATAACTTTAAAGCCATGGTGTCAACCTAGCTTATCCCAATTAAAAATAGCGTAATGCCCAATGCCAATAGCATCAGCCACATCGTTATCAACAATATCTTTTTCATACTTTTTGTTTACAAACTCTATTGTACGCTGTTTTCTAAATTCTCTTTCACGATTTTTATACCAGGCATCTGATCTACCAGGATATTCGTTTCTAATTAATTGTTTTTCAGGAGTGGTTAGTCTGCCGTTCTTAATAAAAGTTTGCCAAGCAATAGGATTAATAGATTTAATATTCTGTACTCCCGCTAAGGACATAGCCCCAAGAATAGCTCCTTGAACAACCGCTAGATCTGCAGCGGTCTTAGGACTATTCATAAAAACAGTGTGCTCTATAACAACTGTTTCAAAATTTGCAATGCTTGAAAAAAATGCGTATAGTTTTTTTGATGCGTCTGCAACTTTTTCATAATTGGTCTTGCCTTGCCACGTTATTTTCCCTATCTTCTGCAATTCATCATTTTCCCAAATTGCAAAAGCAATACTGGTTGTATTTGCATCAATAGAAATAAAATTATTTGTGCTTTCCATTTGCCATACCTTTAATTTCTTTAAGTGTTTTAGATACGTCTGATGGATTTACCAAACATTGTGCACACAGAATGTCTTCATTATAAACAGACAACGGTTTGCCACAAGCCTTGCATGATCTAGGCTTTTTCATAAGTTTATTACGTCTAGCAATAGCATAACGCTGAGCTATCTTTTCTTTGGTAGCCAGATCTCTGCATTCGTCAGAACAATATATCTGATACGAAACTCGTGGTTCAAACGTTGCGTCACACCATTGACAGCTTTTCATCTAGTGGCTCCAGGGAATTAATTCTTACATCTCCCTTACCAGCATCTGCACAGACTTTTGCAAGAGGACAATTCTTACAAATTTTAGAATTAGAACGATAAGTTTTCTCTGGAAGAGTTTTATCTTCCCAAGCTTTACGTACTGTTCGCATCCATTCAAATGCTTGGTCTACCCACTTGATGTAGTAATCATTTACTTCTACAGGAAGGACCAACAGTTCGTGGTTATTCTTGTTTTCATAAATGAGTACGCCAGTCTTCTTTTTCAAAATCTTCATATAAATCAGGAGCTGGATAAGGTGCCCAGCCTTGGGTCGTTTGTTTACCTTACGGTATTCAAAACCCTCATTCATCATAGTTTTGATTTCTCCGAGAAGTTCTTCTCCATTCCAGTCTAGCATGACATCGCCATATCCAAATATTGGGGGATCAGAATAGGTAATCTTAAACTCTTCTTGAAGTAGAATACCTGCATCAGCCATTGCTTTTTGAATACGACCATGTGAGAGAGTACCATTAGTCATATTAGCACCTGCAAATGCATCTGCATTGTCTTCAAATGTACCGCCCTCAAATGCAAGGAACCAGTATCGAGCACATTCTCCATGACCATATGCAATAGTAGATGGAGCAAATGTTTTCTTCTGCTGGTGTCGTGGTCCACGATTAGCAATGTAGCCAGATTGAATTTTTTCAATCAGAGCCTCTGGATCAATACCAGTTGTATCAATAATTTTAGTATCTACAGGTTTTTCCATTACCTGGCTTAACAAATTTTTCATAGTATCACTTAGCGAATAATATACTTCAGTGCTGCAACCAGATTGTTGATTGCCTCAGCAGCCGTATAATAGATATTCTTCTTCGCTCTGTCTCCTTTTTCTACGTTGGTAAGCCAAGTTGCTTTGAATTGCATCTTAGCGGCGATTGCCTGAAGTCTGACGATTTCAATGGTAGCAACCTGCAGAGGAATATCTGGTTTGATTATTAGTTTGGCAACCATGGTTAGAGCATCGGTTAAATCTTGATCATCCATGTAATCAGCAATTTCTTGTACCCAATTGATTGCCTCGATTGTTGTTTTATTTTCCATTTATATTATAC